ATTTTATTAGATGTACTTCCTTCTGAATTAGACCATGTTGTAGAAGTCCTTTACCGGATTACCTGTACTGATCTTCCTAAAGCATGGAAATGGATCAACGTTCCATTAGATGTTGATATGGAGATTTGTAAAGTTGATGAGCCTTGGAGCAAAAAGAAAAAATATGCTTTTAGATAATTTATTTACACTATTTCTATGGAACGTACACGATTCCCCTCCACGATAGAAATTCCGGAAGTAAGAACAAAAGATTTATTTATAAACGGATACATCGTAACTTTAATAAGAAGGGATGACCCTTTAAAACCAATTCCATCTTATAGAGGAATGAAGGGTTGGGCATTACAAGAAATGTATAAAATGAAAAGAACTATTTATCCAATACAATACAAACGAACCTTATGAGTGATCCAACTACACAAGATGCAAAAGCTAATTTAGAGAAACATCTTACAAGTCTTATCGGACAACCATTACGGGAATACATAGATAAGTATAAACCGGATTACATCGGTATATCACTTGACTATGATAAAATAGATGTTTCTATTCTTGATGGAAAAAGGCAATACCTAATTACAAATTTACAATTAAAACTAACAATAATATGAAAGCAAAAGAAAAGGTTAAAGGAGTGATTGACGATCTTACTAAAAGGGTTGTTGAATTAAATGATTCTTTAAAAACTGTTAATAATTTATTAGCTACATATAAAGACTTTCTTGATATGCTTCAGGAAGATGAAGATCGGGCAAGTGGTCTTGGTGAAACTTCTAATAAACCCTTTAAAGAATTTCCTGATAAAATGAATTGGAATTCATTATGTGCTTTATCCCGTTTGGGTTTGGAAAGATTGATTGAGGAAAAAAACCTAAGTTTAAATCCTGATTTTGATTATGATCAAACCGAACATGGTTTAGCATTTCTTCGTCAGGACATAGCAATTTCATTAAATATTGATTACCCAAAACTTAATGTAAAAAATAACATGAAAACAGAAGAAGAAATCCAACAGGAAATTGAAAGATTAGCTCACTCAATTGAAGTGACAGAGCAATCTATGCTTGAGGAAAAAAAGAATATTACGGATTGGAAATTTACCATTGCTCATTTACAATGGTGTTTACAAGATTTACCGTATCAAGCACCAATTCACAAATCGACTACTACACCAAAATATTTAAATTGGCAATACATTATGACTCTTAGTCGTCCTGAATTGGAAGCTATATTTGTGCAATGGGTTGATGAAGTAACCACTAATATTGATCTGAATAATTATCCAAATACGGTAAAAGGTAATTTGGATTTAAGTGAAGATATAGCTGCAGAATTAAAAATACTAAGAACCCCTGTAAAATGAGTTTATACTTAAAATATCGTCCTGATTCATTAGAATCTGTAAAGGGCAATGAAACTATAATAGCGTCATTAGAAGGTATGCTAAGTAAACCGGAAACGTGTCCTCACGTATTCCTTTTCCACGGTGCAACAGGATGTGGGAAAACTACTTTAGGAAGGATTGTTGCTAATCGTTTAGGTTGCGTAGGGGCTGATTTAAGGGAACTTGATTCTGCCGATTTTCGGGGGATTGATATTATAAGGGAAATACGGAAGAACTCTCAATTCAAACCTCTTCAGGGTGCTGTTAGGGTTTGGATAATGGATGAAGTACATAAGTGTACAAATGACGCTCAAAACGCTTTACTTAAAATATTAGAGGATACACCATCACACGTTTATTTTATCCTTTGTACAACTGATCCACAAAAGCTACTTTCCGCTATTCGTGGACGTTGTATTGAAATGCAGGTAAAACCATTAACCGATCTTCAGATGAAGGGTTTGTTAAGGGGCATTGTTCGTAGTGAAGGGGAGAAACTTGAACCGGAAATCTATACTCAGATTATTCAGGATAGTCAGGGGCATCCACGTAATGCTATTCAAATTTTAGAGCAAGTATTAAACGTAGCAGAAGATAAACGTTTAGAAGTTGCCCAACGTACTGCGGAATTACAAAGTCAAAGTATAGAATTATGCAGATTATTATTGAAAGGAGGTGTACGATGGAAAGAAGTTTCCACTATTCTTGCCGGACTTAAAGATCAAGAGCCTGAGGATATTCGCAGGGTGGTAATGGGGTATTGTTCAGCAGTACTTATGAAAACAGATAATACCCGTGCTGCAATGGTTTTAGAATGTTTCTTGGAACCCTTTTTTACAAATGGCTTCCCTTCTCTTGTTTTTTCATGTTACCAAGTCATAAAAGGATAAAAATATGTCAAACTTTATTAAAATTTTGGAAGTAAGGATTCATAAAAGTACAATTAAAAAGTTCGCACCAAATGGGGAGAAGAATATCAATATTTATTATGCACCAAGCCGTAATAAAATTGATGTAGAAACTTTTGTATTTGAAGACAAATGGGAAAGGGATGAAATGTTAAATATTTTAGATACCATATTATGACAATAACTGAAAAAGATTTACGGCGATTGTATAAAGCCGAAACGGGGTCATACCCTGGAAAACCGACTTCCTTTGGTTCCGTTCCACCGGATATTACATTAAGTCACCAAACTAAAGAAGGTTTGTTAGATTACATTAAATGGTTAGAACAACTTCTAATTACAAATAAAATAAATGTAACATGAAAGCAAATAAAGACCTTGTAGAAGAATTTATACAGGAAAGGGATTCTGATTTAACCGATGAGGAAAAAGCTTTAATGTTAACTATTAAAAGTGACTATATTGATTTTGAGCAATATGTCGTTTGGTTAGAAAAGAAATTACTTGAATCAAGGGTAGGAAAGAAACTATCCAAACCAAAATTAAATAATAATTTAAAACGTACAAGATGAACTACGAAAAGGACATTGAAATTGATGGGGAAGCACTTGATCAGGAATGGATGGGACAAGCAGCTTTAATGTTAAAATATGCACAACATTCTGCCCGTATGAGGAAACTCTTAGAAGAAGCAAAACAATCTTTAGATATTGCTAAAGCAGAAGCAGATCAAAAGATTCGTTCTAATCCAGACAAATATGGTATTGAGAAAATTACAGAAACTGTAGTTGCTAATACTATCCTAAATGAAAAGTATTATAAACAAGCTTATACCGAATTTCTTGATACTAAGTTTGAATCCGATATGGCACAAGGTGCAGTAAACGCTTTTGAGCACCGCAAATCCGCTTTAGAGAACTTAGTACGACTATACGGACAACAGTACTTCGCTGGTCCAGCAATTCCCTACCAAATCAATCGTGATTGGGAAAAGAAGCAAGTAAAAGAAGAAGCAAATACACTTGCCGGAAAAGGTGCAGAAAAGATGATGAGAAGAATGCAAAAATAAGTTCATTTATTAATTTAATATTTAAAGAAAAATGAAAAGTAAAAGTGGAAAGAAGATTAGTTTCAAAGGACAGGCATCCGCTGCAGCAGAGGAAAGAGCAGCAAGAACTTCCGGTTATGGTTATTTAAACCTTCCAAAAGGATTAGGTGTTTTCAGTCCTGAACCTGGGAAAAGTATTACTTTGGATTTCTTCCCGTATGAGGTAACTACTAAGAATCACCCCGATAAAAGTGAAGCAACAGGCAGAGCAGTAAAGGGTGCTTGGTGGTATAAAAGACCTTTTAAGATTCACCGGAATATTGGTTCCGATAAAACTTCCGAAGTTTGTCTTGGTTCTATTAACAAACCTTGCCCTGTATGTGAATACAAACTTAAACGGGCAAAAGAAGGTGCAGATCAGGACGAACTTAAATCCATGAAAGCAAGTGATCGGGATTTATACTTGGTAAATCCAAAGGACAGTCCTAAACATGAAGAAGGTAAATTGTACGTTTTGGATATCAGTGAATATCTATTTCAAAACTTCCTTGATGCGGAAATGAAAGAAGATGTTCCAGATGATTTCTTTGACCCAGAAGAAGGTGTTAGCTTAAAAGTTCGCTTTAAAGCAACTACCATGGGTAGTGGAAAACCATTTGCCGAAGCTGATAAGATTACGGTAATTGACCGTAAGAAACAATACAAAGAAGCTTTCTACATGACGGCAGCGGATTTGGATTCTCTTTTACACATTATGACTTATGATGAACTTCGGGATAAATTCTTTGAAGTAGACAAAGAAGAAACCGATGAAGAGGAAGAAACGCCAAAGAAAAAGAAAACTTCCAAAAAGCCTGTCGATGAAGATGAAGATGAAGAGGAAGAAGCACCCCGCAAAAAGAAGAAAGTAATTGTTGAGGAAGAAGATGAGGATTCTGACGATGAAGATGATGAGGAAGAAGATGCACCTCCTATACGTAAGAAAAAATCTACTCCGGTAAAAGAAGTTTCAAAGAAAAAGAAACCTGCCCTCGTTGAGGAAGATGAAGATGAAGATGAAGATGATGAACCTGATTATACATGGGATGATATTTCCAAAATGAAAGAAGCTCAATTAACAAAAATTGTTAAAGCAGACTTCGATCAAATTGACCCCGATGATTATGAGGATGATATTAAAGCCTATCGAAGGGCAGTTGCTTCAGCAATGGGAATTAAAATACCAAAAACAGTTCCTACTCCAGAACCTATTGCAAAGAAAGATCGTTGCCCTGCTTGTAATGGTACGGGTAAGAACGCAAAAGGAGGTGTCTGTAAAACGTGTATGGGAACAGGTAAGAAACAAGCTGAGGAAGATGATGAAGAAGGTGACGATTTACCTTTTAAGAAGGGGAAGAAAACCGCCCCAACAAAAAAGGGTTCTACTTCCGGTGAATGTCCTTCCGATCACGTCTTTGGTAAGGATGTAGATAAATTTGATGAATGTGATGCGTGTGATCTTTGGGATGAATGCATGGCTGCTAAAAAGAAAAAATAATACATCATGGCATACCTTATTAGAACAAAATATAAAAAGGTACATGAACAAGATCCATTAAAAAAGTTCGTAGGGGTATACATTCCCCTACGAATTCATTCTTGTTTAACTATTTATAGTATGGCGAATAATATAAGTAAATCTGCTTTAATGGAGGAAGCATTTCAACATTGGAAAGATTCTTATTTTACGCCAGAAGTAGAAGAAAAAAGCTATCTAACATTTTCTAAAATGTTATATTCTAAATTTCTTGCTTTGCAAGTTACTCGTAGATCATTATCTTATTCTATTTTTATAAATGGAATTAAAAGAGAATTAGAATACAAAGGATTAAACATTCCAGAAATAAAGAAAATATTAGAAGGTATTGATAAAGAACACGTATTAAAAAAATAAGTTATGGAACGTACAAAAAAAGCAGAACCCCTAAGCCTCCAAATGAAACGTAAATCTTTAAAACCAGTATTGGAAGAAAAGAAAGAATATGACGGAGATTTTGGAACGGTTATTTCTACAGGTTCTACTTTACTTGATTTAGCCATTTCCGGTGGAAGGATTCGTGGAGGTGGATTACCAGGAGGTATATTGGTAGAAGCTTTTGGTCCAAGTGGTTCCGGTAAAACGGTATTACTTAGTGAGATAGCAGGTGCAGTACAAAGGCAAGGAGGTGATATAATGTTCGCTGATCCTGAGGCACGTTTAAATAAACAATTTGCTTCTATGTTTGGTTTAAATCTTCGTGATGAAGATTATAGTCGTCCGGATACTGTTACCGATTTATTTAAGTCTATCAATGAATGGGAACCAAAAACTTTTAAAAAGAAAATAATCAATGGTATCTTTGCGGATTCTCTTGCAGCACTTTCTACTAAATTAGAAATGGAAAGTAAAGATGGTGATAAAATGGGAATGCGAAGAGCCAAAGAGTTTTCAGAAGAACTTCGTAAATCAGCAAGGGTTCTTGTTAAGAAAAACCTTTTAATGGTTTGTAGTAATCAGGTACGGGTAAATATGGATGCTGGACCTTATGGACAAAAATATATTACTCCAGGTGGTGAAGCAATCGGATTTTATTCATCTTTACGACTTCGATTTACAAAGCCGGAAAAGATCAAAGATAAAGTAAAGGTAGTGGGTAAAGAGGTAACAAGAGTTATTGGTGTAGAAGTACTAATAGATGTATTCAAATCAAGTATTTGGAAACCTTATCACACCGCTTCCTTATATATTCTATTCGATTATGGAATTGATGATATTCGTGCCAATCTACAATACATTAAGGACTTTACCAAAAATACTAAGTATTACGTACAGGATCATGAATTAGATGTATCTTTGGAAAAGTCTATAAAAATGGTAGAAAAATACGAATGGGAACAGGAACTCAAAGAACAAACTATTTCTTTGTGGGAAGAAATTGAAAGTAAATTTGAACAGGAAAGGAAACCAAAACGATGAAGACACTGACTATTGATAATAAAGTATTTGAAGTTGTTACTATTACCGATGGTATGAGAACAACTCATGATATATGTGCTCAATGTGACGGGCATTTTGATGATCATTTATGTGAAAAACTACCCGATTGTAAGGATACTATTTATAAAGAAGTAAAAAATGGAACGGCTAAAAAATCCTAAATCTTATTGGTTTATTGGATATTTAATTCCCTATAACAAACCTCAAAGAAGGTATGGAAATTTCTCGTGCTTATCGGATATTATAGTAGAAACTACTTTGAATTGTATGCCAAATGATTATATATTCCGCAGATCAAGTTCCGGTATAGATTACATTTATTATCGGTTAAATCTTAAAAGAGAATGGGAACGCCTTTCAGAAGTTATAGAATATGATTCTGATATTATTTATCCTGAAATAAAATACTTAAAGTAATATGGATGATGCTTATATCAAAACTCATTTGAAGAAATTATTACGGGTGATGAATCCTGATCCTTCCATTAGATTCTATTGTAGGGTAGAAGAAAAGTATTATATCTTTGGCACAAAAGAACCTTTTACCGAAAATAAAGTAATTCGCCCGATTGCTATTTACTTGATTGTTAACAAAATTTTATTCGATTAATAATGAAACGGACAAAAAATAAAATAAAATATACAATTGACACATTACCTGATCCATCTTATAAATTATCAGATGTTATAAATAATCACGAATTTATAGTACTTGTAAATGACCCTTCTGTTTGTGCTTGGGGATTTGCAGTACTAAATGGTAAAGGGGATATACTCGATACAGGTTGTATTAAGACTGAAGGAGGTGGTAAGAAAATGCGTATTCGCAAAGGTGATGATACTATCCGACGTATATCGGAAATTGTAGAACGGTTAAAAAAGGTTATTGAAAAATACCATGTTACATATATCATTTCTGAATTACCTCACGGAAGTCAAAATTCATCTGCCGCAGTTATGCAAGGTGTTGTTTCCGGCATCGCTCAAACTATTTCTATCTTTACCGGATTAGGAATTGAATGGTATTCCGAAGGTGATAGCAAAAAGAATTTATTAGGGAAAATATCTGCTTCCAAATTTGAAACAATGGATGCAATTAATAAACTCTATAAAGTTCCTATTACAAAAGGAATTAGTAAAAATAGGAAAGGACAAATCGTAGCACTTTGGTCTGGCGTAGAATATATAGATGAAGCTGTTGCTGATGCTCTTTCCATTCATTATGTAGCAAGTAAACAAAGTTCAATCCTTAAAATGTTTAACCGATGATGAAAACTGAAAAACAGGCTTTAGCTCAGCTTTTAAAGCTACAAGCTACCAAATCTGCCTTAGAAAAGGAATTGGAAAGAGTAGGATCAAATCCAGGTTCCACTCCTGAAGAATTACAAGATGAAGAAATGTTAGCCGGTAAAATATTTATTTGTATCGGTGGAATTACGGCTTTACAATGGATATTAAAAATAGAATTAAAACAATAAACGTTATGGCATTCAATAAAGAACAAGCATTTGAAGCTTATTTAATAATCTTAAGGCAAATAAGTTTATTAACTCCTTATCAACAGATGTTAAATACTCCTGGTAAAATTACTGATTTTTTAGAAATAATATATAAACAGGGGCATGAAGATGCTATGAAAGAACGGCAAATAAAAATAACTAAAAATAACTAAAGTAATGCCATTCAATAAAGAAAGAACATTCAATGATCTTATGAGATTGATTAGCGAATCAAGTCAGATAGAAGATCAATGGAAAAGAATAAGCACAGTTCACGATCAAGTTTCTCAATTCTTATCTAACATATACCAACACGGTAAAATTGACGGACTTGAGGAATATAAAAAAGAATTGGAACTTCACCAAAGTAAAAATAACTAATTATGATACAATCCATATTTCTTCGTAACTTACAATCCCATCAAAAGACAAAGATTCATTTTGATCCTGGGGTAAACATCATCATTGGTCCAAGTGATTCCGGTAAATCCGCTATCATACGTGGTTTAAAGTTAGTTGCTTATA